CAGCCCAACAGATCAGCCGAGCTACTGGGATCTAGTTTCGATCCCAGTGATCTTCTTCGACTATTTAGTGCGTGGGTCTTACTCGGATTATCTCAGACACAACGGTGAGCTCGACCGAGCCAGAGTAGCAGAGGCAGATGCTAGAGACGTTTTAGATCACGAGCTCTTAAAGCTTCACACACAGCAGGGACAAACAACCCGAATACAGGTCGCAGGATATTAATTATGGCAGGAGCATCGTTAATGACTGGCAAAGACGCCAGCGGAAATTATCGCACAGCCCGTGTAGGTTCAGACGGCGGTCTGGGCAGTGCGACAGGAAAATACCAATCAGGAGCAGGAACAGTCTCTGGCGGGACGTATTCGTGGGTGTATGCCCATGCGGACACAACACTGTCCAGTGTCACGTCCACTGACATCTCTGGTTCCTTAACCAATGTGACCATCAAGGGCGGATCATGGTGGAGATGTGGTAATGCCACATCCATCACCGTGTCCTCCGGCGAGATCACTGCATACGACTCATGATAGTAGGACTCGGTGGAAGTATTGCTTCGATCTGCATCTTCTCGTCCGGTGCCATCACTGGCATCGCTGATGCAGATGGTGAATTTATTGTGCTGGACACTGGCGCATACATCGATACTGACACTAATAAATTCCTGCTGACTAATGTCGAGATACAAACCATCCAGACCGGAACGTCTCTGGACTTCGCTACGGATACCGGAGACACAATTATAGACTATATAATAGACGGAGAAACAACCTCCGCACCTGACCCAGAATAACAGCATGTCAACGACAAGAATTAAAGACATCAGCAAGACGACGACCGATCTAGCATCGGATACATACGGAGTCTTCGACGGAGCAACCAACGGCACTCAGAAAATGGCCCGCAACGATATGTATGCGGACTGGGCTGCTGCCTATGTTGCTGCCCCAACCACATACAAGTTGGCCCCGCTGAACAGTGGCACCAACAAGATTGATGCGACTTATCTTCCAGTCTCCGGTGACACACCAAAAGGGGAGTGGAATGCCAGCAGCAACTCACCTGCCTTGGCAGACGGGTCCGGTGTGGCCGGGGATTACTACGATGTGACCACTGCTGGCACTCAAAACCTCGGGTCTGGTCCTATCATTTTCACCGTTGGTGACGTTGTGAAATACAACGGATCAACTTGGTTCAAGATTGATTCTGTCGCCAACATTCTGGACGGATCAGCAACAGCAGCCGATGGCCGATCAGCTCTCTCAGTCAACTCCATTGACGAGGACGCACAGGCTAATGCGTTGAAGGTCACGGCCCCTGCTTTGTATTTCAATGGAACGTCCTCAGTGGTAACGGTGGCTCACGATGATAAGTTCTCATTCACCGATGGTGTTGATGATTTGCCTTTCACTGTGTCGGCGTGGGTGAAAATGGAGGATGCAAGTTCATTTGGTATCGTCACAAAATATGTAAATTCTGGTCAATATGAATGGGCCTTTTGGGTAGATGGGTCAGACAAGCTGGTTTTCAGGCTCACCGAAAACACCGATATTGGCGACTATTCGCAGATTAAATCAGACGCCACTGTGACAGCATACGAAGGTCAATGGGTTCATGTGGCTGCAAGTTATGCTGGAGCCGGTCCCACAGCGGCTTCTGGCAACGATTTCTCGGCAGCAGCATCAGGGATGGCTTTATATATCAACGGGTCAGCGATTGCCGCAACAGGGTCCAATGTTGATTATCCCGGCATGACCGCTGGCTCAGACCCTATCATCATTGGAAAAATACTGGGTTCATTTTCGGAAGGCTCCATCCGAGACTGCAAAATCTTCAACAGAGAACTCACATCCGCAGAAATCGCCCAACTCGCCCGTGGAAATGATTTGGGATTTTCTGAAGAATTTGGTGGGGCTTTGGGTGCAGTTTACACCAGTAACTTTAGTGCTGGTGTTGATGGGTTTACGGGAGACGTTCGTTTGACCAGTGCAGGAAACATTGATGACGCAACTAGTGGAACTGGCGAGGATGACGCTTTGAGATTAACCTGCACCGACACCACAAACAGTACGCATTACACTACAAAGGCAGGCGCACTTTTGAATGGTAGGCGAGTTAGGTTGAGTGCGAGGGTCTATATCCCGGGTTCTAACTCCAATGTTGATGGCATAAGGTTTGGCGATACAATTACTAATAATCTTTTTATCTCAGCAACACCAGCACCTGATACATGGGTCACAGTTTCTGGTGAAGGTGTCGCTGGTGGCCAAACTGCTTTAATCATGTTACAATCGGCTGGAAGTGTAACTTTCCAAGATGCTGGCGGGGATGATGTCGTCTATATTAAAGACATCACAATAACAGAAATCGGCACCCTCGCAGACTTCCGCAGCGAACGCTATGACACCAGCACCAACAAACTGTATGACCTGAGCGACAATGCATTTGTCGGAACCGGAACCAGTGTCAGCCTTACTGGGCGGGAACAACCAGTGTATGAAACCGGAACGTGGACTCCTTCTATTACATTTGGAGGTGGTTCTACTGGAATAACATACACCACGCAGGAAGGATATTACACTCGAATTGGTGAAACTGTTTTTATCAACTGCGTTATTACTGTTAGCAACAAAGGCAGCGACACGGGGGCTTTTAGACTGTTAGGATTACCTTTCACGCCAAAAAACACAGCGGCGGGTCAACAGGGTTTACATGTGCCGTATGCTGTGAATCTCGCAGCACTTACAAGTGTCCCGACTGCTTTCGTACAAACAAACACTGCTGAGGTGTTTATGTACGACTGGGACACTACTGGTGCGTCTCTTATTACGGATGCCAATTTTACGAACACTAGCCAAATCCGTTTCTCAGGCACCTATCAAATTCAATAAAAACTATGGACCCAAAAATCACATATCTCAGAAGCCAAATCTCTGGCATTGACGCACAGCTCGCAGCCGACAACGGCAAATCCACCATCCTCCAATTGCTAGGCAAAGCTAAGGCATTGCTGGCAGCACGGGAGGAGTTGTCTGAACCTGTCAACCGTGCTAACACTGAAGCACTGGTCACGCAAATTGCCGCAGCTGTCACTGCCTACAATGCAGTCAACCAAATCACAATGGATTCGGTTGCTGACATTCTGGCTGGCTTTGACGCTGCTGTTGCACCTGCCGATGAGCCAGCACCTGCCGAATAGCATATGACTGTCGAGCGATCAGGCGAAAAGTTTCAGGGTTACAATAAGCCCAAAAGGACTCCATCTCACCCGAAGAAGTCACACGCAGTGCTGGCCAAGTCGGGTGATCAAGTCAAACTCATTCGCTTCGGTCAGCAGGGTGTGTCTGGAGCTGGGAAGTCACCAAAGACTGCAAGCGAAAAGGCGCGTCGAAAGTCCTTCAAAGCGCGTCACGCTAAGAATATCTCCAAGGGAAAAATGAGTGCTGCCTACTGGTCAGACAAAGTGAAATGGTAAAGATTATGCCGAAGGTTGGATCTAAACATTATCCGTATACGAAAGCAGGGAAAGCTGCTGCAAAGAAAGCTCGCGCCAAACAAAAACGCAAGGGCAAGAAGTGAACTTCGATGACGTAAAAGTCGGATTTGCAGCCGTTGCTGGATTGCTCAATTGGGCGGTCAACATCGATACAGTTTTGCAGCTCGCGATCAGTGTGGCCTCTTTGATCTACATCAGTCTCAAAATCCGACAGCTACTCTCAAAATGAAACCACTGTGTGTTGCAGTCTTGATCGTCCTCGTGACTGGGTGCAAGCAGCTCGATTCGCTGGGCAATGCTATATACGATCCAGTCGTGACGACCAACATCGTCGCTACCCCAAGCGGCAACTACCCTGTCGTCTCGACAAACGGCTGGGTGTTGAACCCTTCGATCAGAGGAGGCATACAGGTAGCCGGGGATGTTGCTCCGTTTCCATGGGCAGGGTTAGCAGCCAACGCTCTGATCGCAGCTCTCGGTGTAGGAGCACACATTCGTGGTAGACAATGGAAGAAGGCAGCAGTCAGCGGTGTGTCCGCTGCCCAGACCTTCAAACGGGAGCTAAAGCAGCTTGATGCTACGAAGGCTCAGAGCGTGAAGGAGTCGGTCATACGTGAACAAAGAACCTCTGGCACCAAAAACATTATCGAAAATATTCTTAACAGGATCTGATCGAATTCTATAATGACTGGATGAGGTCTAATCGAGGTGTGATACGAGGCGTGGTTGATGGGTATAGCAGCTACTCGCTGCATCTCATTCGCGTCATAGAGGGTCTGACAGAGTTGGGCCGAGACATTAACTGCTGGCCCGTCAGCAGCGAGAGAGGCAAGGCTCCGATCCCAAGAGTGGTATTGGAGTCTATTGTGCATAAAGAGCAGAGGGAGGACTGGGAGATGATTATACACTGCCCGTCCTATGGTCTGTCAGGTAAGAAGCGGGTGGTCTATAACACTATGTGGGAAACCACCCAGCTTCATAAAGAAGCGGTTCTCAATCTGAATCAGGCTGATCTAATTGTTGTTCCGAGTGACTTCAATCTGTGCCTGTTCAACGCTCAGGGTGTGAAGAGAACGATGGCCAAAGTGCCAATGGGGATCGACACTGATGTGTTTCACTACAGGCCAAAACAGAAGAGATCCGAGTTTGTTTTTGGCACAGCGGGCAGAACTGCAGCAGGTGGCTGCAGGAAGGGGTTTGAAGACGTTCTGAGTGCATGGAGGAAGGCTTTCCCGAAGCGAGTCAAGGATGTCAGGCTGGTTGTTAAATGCTTCCCTGACGATCCAGATCTGGAGGTTGACGATGATCGCATACAGGTCTTGAGACAGTTTTGGACAAGGCGTGATCTGTCTGACTGGTACGCCAGTCTTGACTGCTTTGTCAGCGCGAGCAAGGGCGAAGGTTGGGGTCTAATGCAGCACGAAGCGATGGCGACTGGCAGACCAGTGATCGCTGTTCCATTCGGTGGTATAACAGAGTTTTTCGATGAGACTGTTGGCTACCCGGTGGACTACAAGCTGAGGCAGGCTGAGGCTCATTATGCTAACGGCGGCCTATGGGCTGTCCCTGATCCGGACAGTCTAGTCAGCAGAATGAGAGAGGTGTATAACAGTGGCGGGGTCGAGAAAGCTATTAAGGCTTCAGAGAGGGGCATGAGATTTAGCTGGGCAAACAGCAACAAGATTCTCGATGCGCTCCTGAGCAAGATCGGATTTTACGAATGAGAGAGCACAGAAACTACACGCAGAACGATGACCAGCCTGTCACGGCTGGCGACAATGGGTTCGTGGGTGTAGACATGAGGCAGCAGCCTCACATGCTTCCCCCGGGCATGGTTTCTGAGGCGATCAACGCAAGGTTTAGATACGGTGTGGCAGAGCCCAGACGAGGCGTCATGCCTTTGGCGTGGTTCAATCGATATGGCTTTGAGTGGCCGATAAACTGGGATGGTGGCGACATCAACTGGGGCAGACAGATCAGCGCGAATCTCGGGAATGTTTATGGAATCGGAGTCTGGAATGATCCAAACGGGGCCGACTGGATTCTGATCGTGGCCAGCGTCGAGGGGGATGCACCAAAGATATACAGAGCCAGATACGGCAACAACCTAGCCCCACTACCGTGCAGCGTTCAGCTCTCATCTCCCGCCAACACATACCAAAGCAAGTATTGGTTCACGCAGGCATTCGACAAAGTCATTCTATCGCGTGGCCCTGATGAGTCTCAGCTCATCATGTCGTCCATCGATGAAGGGTTTGTGGAGGCTCCTCCTTCAGCGAGTGGCCTCAACAACATCCCGAATTCAAGCTCAACACTCTTCTTCCAGAATCGCTTATTAGTACCTCACAAGCCTTCTGGTGGGTATAAGTCAGATCATGTCGCTGTGTCAGACATCCTGTCATACACAGACTATGACGTGTTCAATAATTTTAAAATAAATCAGGGTGACTCGGATAACATTCGACGCCTGTATAAGTGGAACGATCAGACTGTTGTCATATTCAAAGACACCAGTATCTACACTGTGTCAAACCTCGTTGGCACAGACTGGGAGAACAACGCAGTCCTTGATCAGGTCACAACTGAGTATGGCATTGTGGGTGCGAGATCGGTCGCAAGCGCAGGAAGCGATCTGTGGTTCCTTTCGCAGAGAGGAGTAGTCAGCCTTGCACTGACCGAACAAAACAAGCTACAGGGCGTCTCAGAGCCACAGAGCACACCTGTGCAGCCAATCATTGACCGGATCGACTTCAGTGTAGCCAAAGACACGGCATCAGCGGCCTACTGGCGGAACAGATATTATCTGTCTGTCCCGATCGACGGAGGCAAGCAGAACAATGCTGTCCTTGTTTACGATTTTATCAATGGAGCATGGGCCGGATACGATCAGGGTGATGCCATCAAGATTAAATACTTTTTTGTGGCCGACTTTCAGGGGGCCGAGCACCTCTACTACGTGGACTACGATGGTGTAGTTGGGCTGTATGAGTATGGAGAGCTGGAGGGCAGACCTATCGTTCAGGGGACCTACACATGCGACCTGATGGTCAAGGGTCACGTGAGTGATGGAACAACTGTTCAGGTGAACGATGGAACAACTATCACGGCCACTCGACGCAGGGAACTGGTTGACGACAATGATACGGAGATAATCGACGGCGGGCTCAACATAGTCGAGCCGCTCACAGTCAACACAAATGACCCCGAGAGCGGATGGCTTTGGGGTGTCGGAGACGAGCAACAGGCTGATCACTGCGAGATCGCTGGGGCCAACCTTTTCACGGGCTACACCGATGACGGTTGGAATAGTGGTGACACAACGGATTCAGACAATGGCTGTGGCATTCGCTTCGTGAGCGGCTCACCGATCCTGATCAGCGTCAGAGACCCTGATGGGAACAGTGATCCATATCTCCAAGTGCTGTGCTCGGAAAACATCGAAGTTGAAGACCGACCCATAGCATTCCTGATCAAGACTCGTGGTTATGGTTTTGAGGCAGGCAATCGACGAAGATTCCAGCAGGCCCAGATGTTCATAAGCACGTGGGACCCGGAATACCGAGTGACAGGGATCGTGGATGGAGTGAAGGAGGAAACAGTTATTGTGGACAACACAAGCTATACGTTTCCTGACCGAACGAAATACATGACTTTTGGGATCAGTGACTGGAACATTCAAAACCTCGACGACACCCACGAGAACCCGGGGCGCGAGGACTACTCGGTCATTCTGGACAGTGACAGTGCGGACCCGGGGACTGTCCTTGGTTCTTCTGGGACACAGCTTGACTTGTACCAGTATTGGACTCACAAGCTGCGGGTAGACCGAAGGGGAGCCTATTTTCAGGTCAAGATTGAAGGGATCAATGGCAGAGTCAGGCTTCATAGCGTGACCTCTGGTTCGACTGTTGGTCAGAGACGAGAAGGAACACACTCAGGACTTTGGTAATATGCCAGATGATACACAAAACTTTGTAGTAGACGCAGTCAACGGGCCAGTCTCATCGACGACTACTACCAGAACAGAATTCATAACCGCACTGGAGCAGCTAAACTATGCGGAGGGAAACATCAGATCCATTGATGAGCTCAGTGGGACGGCTGGGCTTCTGTCGATAGACGGAAGCGGGAACGCTAGTGTCAGGTCTATTGTCGGAACGACTGGGCTGACAGTAGCCAACGGAGACGGATCGGCCAACCCGGAGATTTCTCTTAACGAGCCTCACACTTTCCGACAATCCTTTAATGACACCAGCAGCAACACTGTGTCCGACACGAAGCTTTACAACATAATAAGCAGCGCAAGCGGTCCGTTCACGTTGCCTGTTCCTGCCTCTGGATACATCACCGTCAAAAACATAATCAACGCCACATCGAGCTTCATAACAATTCAAAGCTCAAGCTGGGGCCCTGCTGGTCTTGGCAATGTCCGAGTTAGTGCTGGCGAGACGTTGACGATCGTAAGCGACACTGCGGGTAAATGGTACCCACAGCACGTCACCGAGCACGATGTCAATCCATTCGGGGCTATCGCTGCATCTTCCGGGTCAGCAACACCAGTCAATAGCGGCGATCCTTATGCTGCACTTTCGGTGACAACTGCCACTCAGTCAAACATGACTGAGTTCGACATGCCGTTGAACGGTCAGCTCCGATATACGGGTGACATAGCCATCGATGCCGAGATTCAAGTTTCGCTTTCAGGCTCAACAAACGGGTCAAATGTGAGCGTGTTGGCCAGCCTGTTTAAGCATGATAGTGATACGGCGACAAATTCTCAGATCACAGCGACCGAGCAGATACATCACCACCCCAGCAACGGGCACAATAAAAACATCTCACTTATTGGGCACGTGGAGTTGAACACAAATGACTACGTTTATGTGGCAGTCAAACAGTCGTCAATCACAACTGTTGCCACGGTGAATTATACACCACTCAAATTCTACATGTCCGCATCCGGTCACAGAATCATCACCGCATAATATTATGGCACTCTCAGTTGTAGTTGGAAAAGGATACACCTTCTCTGAAGGCGAGAAGATCACATACCCAAAGCTCAATCTGCTTGGAGCCCCTGCCATCACTTTGGAGGGTTCAGTTAGCTCCGCGCAGATAGCAGACGGATCTGTGACTACTGTCAAACTCGAGCAGGGGATCAACATAAACAGCAAGATCAATGATCACAATCTCAGCCTGACAAAGCTAGAGGCGGGGACTCATGGTCAGCTATTGTATTATAATGCGGACGGAGATCTCGTGAAGCTCTCCCCGGGGACTGACGGACAGTTCCTGAAGACTAAAGGGGCTGGAGCGAACCCAGAGTGGTCAGCTCAGGCAGGCGTTGGGACGATTACAGTCGATCAAATATCCGCTGGCCTAGACAATCAGATCATTGTCGCTTCTGGAGGAGTCGCTTCATGGCAGTCGCAGACAAGCAACTCATACAAGCTGCATGACACCGTTGGTAAAAGCACATTCTCAACTTCATCAACTTGGTCAAGTGATGGTGTTGTAATTGCTGCAAGTCCAACTGAGACATCTCAATCATCGATTTGGTCTGACTGGAGACTTAGCGGGATCGATTACACCACTGCTATTGTAGGTGGAGGCGCATCTGGCCTGAACGATGGATTTTATTCTGACTTCAGCATCAATGCTGTCGCTATCAACGCAGCATACTCTTCCGGGATCAGCGACTTCGACACAGAGGTTAACGAGCTTTTGATCTCTGTCGAACTGCTCCCCGTAGAGGCAAGCCACGTTTCTCTCGGGGTCTATGATGGAACCAAGTATATCCCACTGATCACGAAATGGAGTCATCAAGTCAGCGCAGTAGATCGCACTGAGTTTTCTCGATCATTGATTAAAGTTCCAAGGCTTGAGAGTGGAATCATTAAGTTGAGATGGGTGATGCGTAGTGGACATGCAGCAGGCAACGGGGACAAGGCCTACTTTGAACTTATTGGTCACCGATGAATTTTGACTACTCCATAAAGAGCGATTTCCTAAGGCTGACTCACAACAACGAGAAGGCGTGGGACTTTGTTCAACTGTTTGCCGAGAGGTCACATTACATTGACGACATGATCGACCTCGGGAAGGTGGAGTCTGATGAGAAGCTTATTGAGGCTGAGTTGAAGTGGATGCTGGAGCTGAGCTCCAACCCATTTTATCAGGCCCACAGTAGCTTCCTCATGCCAATAATAATTGTGAGCTGCAGTGCGTGGCTCGATGCGAACAGATGGGAGCAGTCCGAGGACGAGGTCAAGAGAGTCCACTCGGATGTTTTGAAGAGCCACTACCACGAGGTGATCTTCGCAGTCGTCTACCTATGTGGCGGGTGGAATGCGATGAGAGAGTTTAGTAAATTACACAGACAATACCAACAGGACAACTACCATGGGAATGTATAGCGCAGAGGCACCTCCGCCTCGGGATTATGGCAAGGAGACACGCGAGACACTAGAGGCTCAAATAGCTTTGGCCCCTGACCTGTTTGCTGCTGAAGCCAGTCAGGAATATGGCAGGCCAGCAGAGGCCCGCCTGAACCTGCAGGTCTTGAGGGATCTCATGCGCGGAAGCGAAGGTCAGCCCGGTTTGCTTGAGCTGTATGAGCGAGACATCATGCCCGGGCTCGCCAGAGCCGATGTGGCTGGCCTTGATGTAACTCGAGAAGGAGACATCGCTGCAGTCGAGAGACTCGGTCAGAGGGCCACTGAGGCCTTCAGGCAAGCCAATCCTGAGCAGGCTGCGTTGATGTCAGAGCTGAACAGGCAGGCACAGCAGGAACTGGCTGCAGGAGCATCTCTGCCTCCAGCTATGGCCAGAGAGCTTGAGCAGCAGGTCCGAGGGGCTCAGGCTGCTCGTGGAATGGGTTTTGGTGTGTCAGACATCAGTCAGGAAGCCCTTGTCAAGGGGCTGCAGGCTGAGCAGCTACAGAGACGGCGACAGGCCTTCGCACAGCAGATGGTAGGCTTAAACGCAGCCACTGCTGCAGATCCGTTCATGGCTATTCTCGGTAGACCCGGAGTGGGTATCGCTGCTGGTCAAGGCCTCGCTGCACAAGGTCAAGGAATGGCTCCGCAGCAGGTCTTCAACCCAGAGTCAGCCTATGCTGGCAGTCTGGCCGCTGGTAACTACAATGCTGCACTTAATGCGAGCATAGCATCCGCCAATGCTCGAGCAGGAATTGCCGGGGCAGGCCTACAGGCAGCTGGAAGCATACTTGGTGGATTTGCAAGCCGTCCGCCTGCTGCTCCTCCTGCGTGCTGGGTTGCTCGTGAGGTTTACGGGATAAGTAATCCTATGTGGGTATTGTTCCGCGAGTGGCTTCTCAATGATTCTCCGGGATGGTTCAGGAATCTTTACATTAAGCACGGTCAACGATTCGCTGGCTGGCTGTCAAAGAATGAGTGGCTCAAGCCTTCCATCAAAAAGTGGATGGACTCACGTATTAAGAAACTGATCGGATAAAGTTATGGCATTTTCACAGCAGACATATCAAGG